CACCCTGAGAACCTTGTTCTCCTTGTGGTCCAACTAGACCCTGTGCACCTTGGAATCCAACCGCACCTTGGGCACCTTGTTCACCTTGATTACCTACTAGACCCTGCGCCCCTTGGAATCCAACTTCACCTTGGGAACCTTGCTCACCTTGTGGTCCAACTAGACCCTGTGCACCTTGGAATCCAACTTCACCCTGAGAACCTTGTTCTCCTTGAGGACCTACTAAACCTTGAGCTCCACGCTCGCCTTGATTTCCTTTATCCCCTTGTTCTCCTTGATTACCTACTAGACCCTGTGCACCTTGGAATCCAACAGCACCTTGGGAACCTTGCTCACCTTGTGGTCCAACTAGACCTTGGGCACCTTGGAAACCTACAGCACCTTGGGAACCTTGTTCTCCTTGTGGTCCAACTAGTCCCTGTGCACCTTGGAATCCAACTGCGCCTTGAGCACCTTGCTCTCCTTGATTACCTACTAATCCCTGTGCACCTTGGAAACCTACAGCACCTTGCGGTCCAGTGTCACCTTGAGCACCAGAATCACCTTGAGCACCCTGATCACCTACAGCACCTTGGTTACCTACTGCTCCTTGTGTACCCGCATTACCCTGCGCACCAGTATCACCTTGAGCACCCTGATCACCTACAGCACCTTGATTACCTACTAGTCCCTGTGCACCTTGGAATCCAACCGCACCTTGGGCACCAGCTTGACCCTGTGCACCTGCACTACCTTGAGAACCAACTGTACCTTGCGGTCCTACAATACCCTGTGCGCCTGTTTCACCTTGTGCACCAGTATCACCTACAGCACCTTGTGGACCTGCGTCACCTGTAGCACCTTGTGGACCTACTGGGCCTGGGGTTGTACCTGCTGGTCCTTGAGGACCCGCATCGCCAGGCAATCCTTGTGGACCTACTGGGCCTGGCGTAGTTCCTGCTGGACCTTTAGGGCCTGGATCACCAGTAAGACCTTGACCACCCTGCGCTCCAGTTTCACCAGTTGCACCTTTTTCTCCTGTGGCTCCAGTTTCACCTTGTGCACCAGTGTCTCCGACTGCACCTTGAGGACCAACTAGACCCTGTGCACCAGTGTCTCCCTGAGCACCTTTATCACCAACGTTACCTTGAACGCCAACAGAACCTTGAAAACCTTGACTACCTTGGACACCTTTGTCTCCAACGTTTCCTTGTAGACCCTGCTCTCCTTGTTCTCCCTTATCGCCTTGAGAACCTTTGTCTCCGACGTTGCCCTGAATACCAGCAGATCCCTGTGGGCCTGCTTCACCCTGAGCACCTTTATCTCCTACTTCACCCTGTACGCCGGTAGAACCTTGTGGTCCATCTTCACCTTGTGCACCACGAACACCGACATTACCTTGAACACCGACAGTACCCTGTGATCCTTGGACACCCTGTCCACCCAATGGACCGACGTTACCTTGAAGTCCAGTGGACCCTTGAGCACCAGCTTCTCCTTGTGGTCCTATCTCACCGACATTACCTTGAACACCCTGTGGACCAACCGTACCCGGCGAACCTTGAGGACCCAATAGACCAACATTACCTTGAATACCTTGGAAGCCCTGTGGTCCCCGATCACCCTGAGCACCTAATGGACCAACATTACCTTGGATGCCCTGTTCACCTATAGCACCTTGTCCACCCTGTGGTCCTAGAGGTCCAACGTTTCCTTGAACACCTTGTTCACCTTGAGAACCCTGAATGCCCTGAGCACCTAATGGACCAACATTACCTTGGACACCTTGTTCACCTTGTGCGCCGGCCTCACCTTGAGGACCCAATGGACCAACGTTACCTTGGACACCTTGTTCCCCTTGTGCGCCTTGCTGACCTTGTGCACCTAATGGACCAACATTACCTTGAACACCTTGTTCTCCTTGTGCACCTTGTTCCCCTTGTGCACCCAGTTCACCGACATTACCTTGGACACCTTGTTCACCTTGAGAACCCTGAATACCCTGAGCACCCAATGGTCCAACGTTACCCTGAACACCTTGTTCTCCTTGAGCACCAACGTTACCTTGTGGTCCTAGTTCACCGACATTACCTTGAACGCCTTGGAAACCCTGAGCACCCCGCTCTCCTTGAGGACCTAGTTCACCGACGTTTCCTTGAACGCCTTGTTCTCCTTGAGCACCTCGTTCTCCTTGTGCACCTAATGGTCCAACGTTACCTTGGACACCTTGTTCTCCTTGTGCGCCCCGTTCTCCTTGTGGTCCTAGTTCACCAACGTTACCTTGGACACCCTGTTCGCCCTGAGCACCAACATTACCTTGTGGTCCTAGTTCACCAACGTTACCCTGAACACCTTGTTCTCCTTGAGCACCAACGCTACCTTGTGGTCCTATAGGTCCAACAGTACCTTGCCATCCTAGAGATCCTTGTGGTCCTATCGGGCCTGGATCACCCTGCGGGCCCTTTTCGCCGATATCAGTATTTTCAATTAATGTGTTGATGTCAGCGATTTGCTGATCAAGTGTTGTTATCAATCCTTCGTTCTGAGTTACCCGTGTACCTAAAGAACTTACTGTAGCACTATTACTAATAGCATCGCCTAGATCTGCACTTCCGATTGCTTTGCTTACAGAGCTATCAACGATATCACTAAGATCTCCTATAGTAATATCACCATCACCTGACAGTGTGGTTAGATCATAAAGTTCTTGGAAGTTTGCATTAATTTTTTCACTGGCTTCACGAAGAGTATCCCCCTTCCCGTCGTTGGCAGCTCCGCCTGTGTCTAGAATTCTTCTTGTCATTTTGGATTCCGTTATTAGTGGTCTGATGCGTCTAAAGTTTCATAATCTTGAGATAGGTCTAAACCTTCATCATCCAATGTTGGGGATTTCACGCCTGCCCATTCTGCGACTGTGGTGAAATCATCTACCAACTGCTGTAAAGAAATGTCATCATATTTGTCTAGTGTTTCTAAAGAACTCACGACAATACCTGTAGCAGTGTCTTTCTGATCCTGAGTTCGTTTATCAATATCGTCATTCTCTTCCATAGTAAGTAGAGAATATCTTGCTTGTACATGTGAACCCATCTGTCTGGTCTGGAGTTCGATAGCATAGTTAGGTACTTCTAGAGGATCTGTAACTTCTCCAGCTTCAAGACCAACCTCAGCAGAACTCTGAGTGACAGTCTCCACTGCAAGATAGAATCCTGCTGGATGTATCAGTTTTTTATATAACGTTTCAAAATCTAATAACGATAGACCTGTTCTCAAAAGAACTGAGAATATTTGATATCGTCTATCGTCTTGAATATAGTGTAGTGACTGAGGTCCAATTAATGAACCGCCAGGTTTATCATTCAAAATAAAGAGATCTTTCTTAGGATAAGATACTTCAACATCTTCATTAAAGAATGCTTTGAAAAACTGTTCAGTTGATATTTGTGTTCCTTTTGCTCGATATAAGTCCGCAAGTAATCTTGTCATTAATCGCGGATTCTTATAGAACGAAGCAGATTCTAATCCATCGCTAAGCTCAGAAATTAATAGATCCAAATATCGTAGATCTGTTGATGCAATGTTTCTTATATTGAACAATCTTTGAATTTGTTCGTCAAAAGAAATAGATCCGTCTTCACCCGTATACTTATAATACGTCTCTAGAAAAGAAACTAGTTTAGGATATTCTGTTTGATAAAACTCAGGTAGAATACTCTTTACTTGATTCTGGTGGAATTTAGGATTAATCCTATATTGATTCTCTAGAAATTCGGACATTATAATAAGACCTTAGTAGACCCTTGCTCTGTATTACTGATTACTGTAGATCCACTTGAGTCTAGTTTTATGATGTAATTCCTCAGCGGGGATATTGTGCTCTGGTTGGCTGGAGTTGCAGATATTTTTAATCCGCTGCTCAAGTAACCGTCTACATCAATACGAAGGGCCCTGAGATTCACGGTACCTTTAGCTGCATCATAGAAACCTGCATTGCTTAATTTGACATCTCCGTTGACATCAAACAATTGTAATCGGGTAGACCCCAGTTCATTTCTAACAAATACGTTTTTATCATACCACTTAAACATAGACGATTGAATAATATGATCATCTTTATCTGGCGAAGCGATAACGACTGGGTAGTTTATTGTAAAGTCTTTTTCCAAAAAAGTCAAGTCTTCTGACTGAGGATCTAGTGCTTTTCTAGCAACATTTAAATCAGTAACTATAGAATCGATGTCCAATCGTTGTTGAACTTTGACTTCCATCTTAGAGTTTAGGATTGCGTTGGAGTGATTGTCTATCAGAGTTAATAGATTAGATCGTCTGAATGATGAATCGAATGAACTCAATGTCAAATTTGTATATTCAGTAATAATAGATTCGACCGCAACTTCTAATTGTGAGGCAGGAATATTCTTGACTGGATCAACATTGAATCTAGTAACTAGTTCCAAATAAGTAATTTCAGGATTGACGAATTCTGTATCTATAGACATAATAGATAAGTTGGATGTCAACTGACTACGGATCAAGTTCTCAACCGTAGCTTTGGATTCTTCATTTATACCGTCAGCAAAATTTAAACTAACAAAAACTTTACCATATTGTGGGGGTATGTTATCATTACCACCCCATGTTGAAACGTCTCTTAAATAACTACCATATTTACTCATGATCATACCCGTGTAATCGTCAGCAGTAACCAAACGGTTTTGTGCAGAGAATGCCAGAGGCGCGTTCATCTTGATCTGAGAAATAGACTCACGGGAAGAACCTCCCGCTGATGCAGATACCAAAGATATATTAGTCGAGTAGTCTTCTCCCGTATATTCATTCAGGTTGAATTCAGAACCACCATTTCCCTCTACCCCAGAGGTAGAGATATACTCGATTGAAATTATATTACCTGCTTGTGGTCGCTGACCAAGCACATTACCGTCACCGAACAATACTTCATAAAAACCATTCATTGATTCGCGTACGATGTAAACACGAGATTGATCGGTAATCGTCGCAACTTCTTTTATATTGAAATAACTATTAGACTCGCTTGAGTTTCCGTTAGGGAATACCGATATAGACATAGTAGAAACATCTATATTATTATCTGATATGACGTATGGTACATCTATATTACTATCAGCCAAGAAAGTTTTTGTCTTGACTTTTCCTTCTACTAGTGTTACATTAGGAAATACAAACTTACCTGTGGTATCATTAATCGCTTCATAGGTTTGTAGTGTAAAGAACTCATAGTTAGTTTCGTCGATTGTGACGAAGAACTTGGACCCTGCATTTAGTGGTAAAGATGTGGGCGCATTATTCAATACTGTTATTTCAACATCTACCACCGCACGAGCTGCAGTCATCGATGTAGGGAAATACCCTAGACTCTCTGCATGAGATACGACGGATGAACGTAATTGAGATGTACTCAAGAACGATTCATTGATTGACATGTTTGCAATAAGACCATTGACGTGTGTATTGTATGCCAGCACATCCATAATATTAGACAGCCCACTTGCCTCAAAGTCATAATCTGCAAACTCATCACTTTGTTTGAAGTACGTCTTTAGTTTAGACTTGATATCATAGAAATCTAAGTCAGATGAATTAATAGTCATTTATCTTGTCCTTGCAATAGTTAGTCCTAGACTTACTCGTTTAGTAGATCCTATAACATCAAATACAATAACCACATTAACGGCATTGTAATCTTCTTTGATGGTAACTTCCACGTCTACTAATTTTGCTCTAGGTTCATGTGCTTCAATAGTTTGTCGTACTCTGTTCTCAATATCGGATGGTTCTAGATCGGTTGATAGAGAGAATAGAAAAGTTTCCAAACCTCCACCATAATACGGACGGAAAGGTGTCTTACCTCTTTCCGTCATTAATAAATTTTTAACTGATTGTTTGACTGCCGCAGCATCGGTGACCTTATAGATGTCACCTGTAGAAGGTTTTGCGGTAAAACTAGTATCGATATCTTTGTTGATTCGCTTAATCGATGTAGTGATCGGAGCGTTATATAGATTACCATCTTCTATTGAAAAATTCTTTGCCATTAGTCTATCAACTCTTTTTGTACTATTTATACAGGAATTGCAACATCGATTGGCGGCAATTCAGGTAAAGTTATATCGAATGAAGTTGGGATACCTATCATACCAAGAACGTCACATAAAGTCAAGTCAATAAAATCAAATATAGCACCTAATCCTATAGCATTGAAAAACTTCTTAACAATCTTAACCCAATCGAATAGTAGTCCTTTCTTTGCGTTTTCGAACCAATCCCTAGCCGCAGTAGTCAATTGATGTATCTCATCTTCTATACAGATAGTTTTCTTATCAATATCACCCCCGAACACATCCTTTAATGGTATATTGAATGGTGCGGGAAATGGTAGCGCAAGATCAGTGATCTGTGATAACATGTCATCTTTAATTTTAGTGATCTCTGCATCCATGTCAAAGTTCTCTATATCGGATTGTAGTTGTTCTGCCTGATCCTCTATGCGTTTTATTTCACGTTCTGCCTTGACCTTTGCCGCCTCTACCTGAGCACGTATCCATGCTGCAATATCAAAGTCTAACGGTATAGGTAAAGAGGGTAATCCTAATGGGTCCCATATCGCTTTGAACTTACCGATTAATTTATCGAACAGTTCAAATAATGATCCGGTAACAAACGCCATGATCTCGTTCTTGATATAAGACCATGTTAGTTTTGCCTTCCACTCACCACATTCCACACCAAACTCACCGTTGAAGTATTGGTACTCGGCTGGAACTAAGCTATAAAAGGTATCAACGATTTGATTCTTCGTTTCCTGTAGCGTATCCATCGCAGAGTCATAGGCATCTTGTTCTAACTTACCACTTTCAAAATCATCCTTCAGTTGCTGTAGACTTGCGCGGAACCCTTCGGTGTCTCCACTAATCTGTGCCTTGAGTCTCTCTTGTTCTTCAGCGGTAGATATTTTCAAAACATCTATGGATAGTCCAAGTATAGGCACAGTAAATGTCACTGGTATGATTGCACTGATAAGTTCCATGATCTTCATGGGAATGAATATATGGTAGTCCTGTATGAGTTCAGTGAATGCGTCTTCCGCTTCCTTTTCCCAATCTCGTACCTGACCTTTCTGCCACCACGGGGCCAGTAGATCACCAACTCCCTCTATCGTATCGGTAATCTCTTTTATCTGATCTTCTATTTCTTTCTGAATCTCCAGACCAATGTCCATTGATTCTAGTTTCTCAATCTCTGCGTCTAGTTGCGCACGTGCGTCACCCTCAGCCTCTCTCGCTTGACGTTTGAGATCTTCTATTTGGTCTAGTGTCTCTGTCTTCTGTGCTTCCAGTTGGGACTGTGCGTCCACTAGCATACTCTCCAAGTCCGACGGGATCTTAGAGATCTGATTCATCATATTAACATAATCTGCTTTAGTGGGTAGGTTCCCACCACCACAAGGTAAACTAGTCATGAGTTTATTTTAACAACAGTTCCGGATAAGGATATTTTATCGGACGCCCGTACTGTTACATTATTTGCAGAAATCTTCGCGTCACCTGTGACAATTATATTACAATCACCTTTAATAGTTATGTTAGCGTCCTTATCTCCTCTGATCTCTATATCACCCTTGACCCGTAGAACGTCATTCTCCTGTATGGTGGTATCACGACTACCGTCGTCTTGCATCTCATAGTATGTACCTGACCTATGTTCTTCACGGATACGCCCATTTGAAGAATCGTCATATTCTTTAAAGTGACCTGTCTCAGTCTCATACACTTTATTGTACGGATATGCATTCAATGCCTTCTCGTTTGTGTCATCTTCTTTCGGAATCGACCCCACAACCAACGGCAACTGAGAGTTCTGACCATCCAAGAAGATACCAAAAACCTGAGTACCCACTAACATACCAAGATTCTGTCCTTTGCCTTCATGTATTGCTGTTGTAACCGGAATGGTCACTTGTGCCCAAGGTAAATCTTTATCCTTGATCTCATCGTATACACCGTGCACTTTGACCTTAACACGTCCTAGTTTCAGTGGATCAAAGATATCGACCACGGTACCTAGGAACCATCGTGTATGGTCTCCATAATACTCAACAAAACTTTTAGGTATCATAACAATTCTCCATTAGATAGTTTCATAGCAGATAGAGTTAGTGTATATGTTCTTGGGGATATTGTATGTTTACATGCGAAGATTAAAAAATCACCCGACTTCTTTCTATCATATATTCTGTCTTTTTGCTCAGTGTTGGTATTACGTAAAAACCGTATATCGATCTTGTTACCGATAGTCTTGTTCGCGTTTCCGTCTAGGAATTCAACACCGTCAACGATTATGTCTATCTTATTATTAGTCAACATATACGCCATTGATCGATTGACGATATTAAGTTTATACTGTCCACTGGTTTCACTTTCCATGTAAGACTTTTGTGTATCGTATGCGTTTGTACCGCCTATCTGTGTGATCTTTCTGCTAGTAATATCACCCTTCGTATCATCTAGCCTAGAACTATCAAATATAGGAGTACCCTTATTAACAATTTTATCTTGTCTTAGTAACTTAACAACTTCATTATCGATATTAAAATCGAAGTCTACAACCTTATTCTTAGTTACATCTACATAAGAATACTTGGACCCTACCATACCTTCGCGAATCAATCCAAATATATTGTTGGTGTTCTTAGCTTGATGTCTCATTATTGTTCTATTGCGAGCGACTGTAGGTTGTTCATCATTACCAGATGCGCTTTCTGAAAAGGTGAAAGGCATATCTGGATTTATTTTTATTCCTGTCATCATGCTTCGGAGATCATTGAAGTTTAACTCTTTATCTACTAAGGTCGAGTACAAATAAAATGGATACCCGTCACTGGTCGATGCGCGGTTCTTAATCCAACACATAGCCTCTATCGGAGTTAAGTTAGGTACAATGACCTTCATTGATTGAAAGTCAGTAGATGAACTCTTAATATCTTTTGAAAAGAACTCGTTAGATATAGTCGAGATAATAGCACTAGGCTTGCCACTCATGGATCTATTCAAATTGTGTAGGTTAGATAGGTATCCGATATCTTCGATCAGATGAAAGACGAACATCTCTACATTATCCGATGTCTTATCAGCGCTGACTATCTTATCAATAAAGAATGTTTTGGAAACAACTCGTGTTGAACTGTTCTGCATACTCTTCAGATCTATAGTAATTTTCTCACCACCTGAAATATCTAATGATCCAATTATATCTTCTTGATCAACGTATGCCAGTGCGGCAGTTAGATAAGGTTTGTCGAGGTGTTCAAAAATGTCTATCCCACTAGTTGTACTGGATATCTCAATAGTTGGTTTAGAAGCAGAAGTTTCAAGTAATACACGCTGTATAGAAAGGTTATCAGAAAAGTCCTGTTCTGCTGGGGCTTTATCACTCATTACGATCTCAATGCTTCATTAAACAATGTTTGAATAGTGTTGATAGACGACGGTTTAATAACACGTATCTGTTTCAACTTATCATTTTCTTCAATATAGAAATCTAGATTGGTTTTTGGAACTGCACCTAAAGGAACACTCATATTACTTAGATCAAGATCGACTCTTTCATTATTAAGTACATAATGGTTCGCTGCAAGATATTCTTTGGACGCCCCAGTTACAGTAACCATATCACCCTCACATATGGCAACCTCGGCCACATGGAATTCTAAAGCACTTGATAACTTAACTACGATTTGACCTAGGTCCAAGTTCTTATGTACAATAGTACCCGTCGCGTTACTATCACCCCCAGTTATGGTAGAGCCTATAGTAAATGTATCGTGTATAGGTCCGGTGGTTGTTATAGTAAAGTTCGAGTAATCCGATTTTGCCTTTTCTACAACACCGCTATATTCTAGAGGCCAACCCTGTTCACGTATCTTATCATTCATTAAATAAAATGTCCAGTGCATATGAGGATTTCTATATAAAGTAAACGCAGTCTGATCTGGTCTTTCTCCACCTTGAACATAATAGTTTTGATAGAATGCTGAATTACCTTTAACATCATCTAGTATATCAACATAGGTTGCGATGTTTTGGACAACAGCCGATTCTTCGCTGTCGCCAAAGGAATAAAAGCTTAATGGGAAATTCTTAAAATATGACATTAGTATCCATCATCCTCCATAATATCTGCGCGGGTCAGTGTTCTCTCTTCGACGAAGTTTAATGATAGGTCGATTTCTACAGGTTGACCGTCTGGGTGAAATGCCATACTACTGGCATTGTAGTTAGTAGCGATTGACTTTAGGTAACACTTTTTCATTCGATTACCAACACGAACCGGAGATCCTTCTTTCGGTTGATACATAATATCTAATTCGAACATGTGTGGGAATTTATAACCCGCACTAACACCACCAACATCAATTGATTCCGGATAGGCATACATACGAAATCTTCGAATAATTTTCTTGACTGCCTTTGCTTCTTCAGCACTCTTTGCAATAAATTTGAATGCGAATGAAAACTCTCTTATGTTCACACCCTTGAATAATGCACGTACGTTAGGGTTCACGGTTACACCACCCACTAGAGATGATGCCATATTCGCCTCTGCGCTAACTCCGCCAGCCTTACCTATTCTCGTTGCCATCTTGTTCATCGCAAGTGCTGCCTGAGCACCAGATAGGTTACCCATAGCAAAATCCATGACTCCCGTCATTCCTTTTGATGCGGTGTCCGCTAAGGCTCCTAGGATACCTTTACCTCCACTGAATTGTTGGGCAAGTCCAGCACCTATAGCACCCAGTTCAGGTGTTGCATAATTAAGACCGTCATTTTGTTGCAGTGATACAGGTAAATACAACTTTACAGATTCATCGGTGTCTCTCATTTCACTACTAGTAAAGGATAACTCACCCCCTTTCTCGACGAATCTGTTATCAATAGCCTTCTTATTTTCTTTAGACTTTCTTTCGTACTGAGCGTCGGTTAGTTCTCCATCCCTTCTCTTAGTCTTTAATTCGTCTTCTTCATTTAATAACTTTCTATATTCTTCATCTCCCTGTAGAGTAGAAGCAACATCTGCAGCGCTAGAAGTAAGACCCGGCGGGACTATCTCAAATATTTTAAAGGATATGCTTGCGCCATACCTGTCTTGAGAATGGACAGGAAATATTAATTTAGATGGAGCTTTATCAGCAACATTCTGTGGTTGTTCTTCTTTCTTTGCTGCTTCGGTTTTTTCTTCGGGTGATAGATCGAATATTTCCGACAAAAATTCTAGTATAGCCATGAGGGTGAACCTATGTTTATAAATACTGTTTGACTATTTATACATAAAAACAATGAACTTAGTAAACGATACCAAATTCCTTACCGATGGATGGCCGCCTTATGAAGAAGGTCATGTTATACCAAACGACATGACCTGCCGAATGGTATATGTAATATTGAAGATGACTCGTTCCAAAAACATCTTGGAGATAGGATTCAACTACGGACACAGCGCATACGTTTTTCTAAACACCGACACCTCGCTTAAATATCATTCGATTGATATATGCCAATACGACCATACAGCGGTCAACGCTAATAAACTCATTGATATGTACCCCGATAGGTTCGAGTTCACTCACATGAGTTCACACGATCTCGACCCATCTAAGGTGTCCCACTATGATATGATATTCATTGATGGCGATCACAGCATCGATGGTATGTCACGGGACTTGAACCTATGTCAACAATCACACCCCAAGTACATTCTATTCGACGACTACGTCGGCCGACTGTCAATGGATGAGAAGATAGACTCACCTAATCCAAAAAGATTGGTACAACATTTTCTATCCAAATCAGACTTTCCATACGAAATAGAACGTGAGTTCACGTACCCTGCTACCGATCGTATGAACCACATGGTGTTATTAAAACGTGAAGACATATAAAGGACGGTTCAAACCAAAGAACCCAGAGAAGTATGCTGGGGACGTGGACAATGTCGTCTACCGTTCGGGGTGGGAACGACACGTTATGAAATGGTGTGATGACAGTCTGGACGTGGTACAATGGATGTCCGAAGAGTTGGTAATCCCCTACATCTGTGAGACTGATAAGAAGCC